CTAATCACCCGTAGAAAGAACAGCATTGGTGGTGTAGCCATTACGCTGCCAGGTATGAGTAGTGTTTTTCACCTCGACTACACGCCCATCAAAGGTATCTCCAAACTCTGAAAGTTTGAACCCGAGACCACTCACAATGGTCGGATCTCCTTTCATCATCATGGACCCACTCAATTTCAGCTTTTCAAGTTTATGCCAAAATGCTTTGGCATTCTTTCTTGCTTCATACTGACTTTGTGATATCTCTTGTACTCTGGCCACACTTCCTGAATATTCCAGCGAAAACCCTTCTCCATCGTAAATTTCTTCATTCGATGTGCTTGAATTAATGTCTTGCCAGGTCGCAACTACATAGTCATATTTTGGCTTGTCTATCCACTGCAGGTGATAATTGATCAAGCCAAGCTTTGATCTATTGACTGTTTTATAAACACCATTCCCTTTCTTAAAATAGATATGACCAGCTTTAATCGTGCCGTTGGCAGCATATTCAGTCGCCAGGCGTGCGACAAAGTTCATATCGCTTTCTTGCTTCTGCACCATATACTTGATTTGAATAGCGGCCAAGTCATCATCTATCACCAATTCTAATCCATTCGATGCAGCCACTGTGCGCAAAATATCGCCAAGTGTCTTGTCATCCCAATGGCGAGATTTCTGAGATTTATACAATGCATTGAAGTCGCTGGCACCGCATATTACCGTGATGATTTCGGGCGGTCCACTTACCGACTTGGTATCTACCTTATAAACACCAAAATTAATTAATCCAGTTTCCTTATAACCAAGATGACATTCGATTTTTGTTCCAGAGATTGGAAAAACATCAATGCCAGCAGCGTCTATACTGATGCTCAAGGTATCATTCGCACTGGCACTGCTTTCTTTGATGGTAATTTTTACGATAAATTCACGAAGCTTTGCCGTGATATCAGCTCCGGAATCTTTATTGATGATTTTATAGTCAGGCGTGTATTCAGAAACCATCTCAACCCCAAACACTGGTTATGCTATTGCTGGTTTTCTTTTCTGGTGCTGCAGGCAACTTTATAGATATTCCATAAGATAAATTCAAAGGCTGATCAACAAGACCTGGATTAGCATCCAAGATCGCCGTCACCATCGATTCATCACCATAAACCCGAAAGGCGATATCATCCAGCATATCGCCATCAACCGTAATGTAAATAGGCTCACTCATGCACGTTCACCATAGTATTCAAGGCTTATGTTATAAACCTGCTTCATCGGCGTTGCACCAACCAGGTACTGATGTGCGTCACGAATAGTTTTTGGAATCCAAAACCCAAGATTTTCACCAGTTCCAAGCACAACGCGAAGTGGCTTTCCAATCAAAGCTTCTTTGCGCATCTGCGCCACCTGGTCAATACCAGTCTGATTGATTGGCGAATTCGATGCGCTCACATTCTGCTTATAGTTGAACACTGCTCCGCTAATCATCAACGTTTCAGATTGAATACCACCATATTGATAATTCGGACGGCCGCCGAGTGATGCCACCCGGTTCCAAACCATACTTAAGCTTCTTTCCAACGACTCAAAATCAGATGTATTCAAGGTGAATCGATAATCACCCAATGCTAAAAAATGCTGGTTATCTGACATCGTATTCTGACCTCAAGTGTTCATCACGGTGAATCTGAGCAACCCGGTGTGCAAATGCTTCCGCATCTTCACCAGGTTGCTGGTGAACAGTGAAATGATATTGACGTTGATCAACTGCTGGCGCACCAGCACTATTGGTTTGTTGTTTTGTCGCAAGCTGCGCTTGTGCTTTCTGCTCGATTGGTGAATCACCAAATGCTTTGGCAACATACTTTCCAAGTGTATCGCCAAGGCCATTACCAGCCCATCCACCAGCCATGCCGCCAAGCAAACCGCCGATTGCCGTTCCGATACCAGGTAATATAGCTGTTCCTAGTATTGCACCAGCTTGCGCTCCGGCAAGGGCACCACCCATGCCACCGGCAATCGCCGTTACATCATGCGCTTTCTGAGAGCTGGAAAGACGACTGTTAGACAAAGTATCATAAGCCATCAACCCACCAGCCCCGACCATTGCAACACCTGTACCAACCTTACTCATACCGCCAAACTTTCCAATCATGCCTCGTCCACGCTTGCCACCACCTATGCCAAGCGATGAAATACGGTTTTCCAATGCTTGTTTTTTCAACATTAATGATGCGCGGCCGATGGTTGCCGTCCACATTGCAGTAGCAATCATTGCTGACCCCATTGCCGCTGCTAGACCACCAATGACCGTAACACCGGTTACTGCAACAGAAGTCAGGTCAGGATATTTATCGACAAACTCTGAACCTCTGTCTAATAACCAGCCAAGCCCCTTACTTAGTCGGTCAATAACCGGAACAAGGGCATAGCCGATTTTAGACTTCAGATTATCAAATTTTCCGGAAAGTATCGCCAAGCGAGAATCCCAGTTGTTATCAATAAGGTTCGCCATGGATTTGGTGAACTTCATTCCCTGGTGTCCAGCTTCCTGCAATGCCTTGGTATTAGCTCTGAATGCATCCTGCTGACCCCATAAAGCTTTGAAAAACTTCACGGCTTCATCAGAACCAAAGGCCTTCAACAGCTTCGCACCGGTTTCCGTTGTATAATCTTTTCCAAATATCTTCTGCATTGATTCCAGTAAATCTGGAAGGCTTTTCATATTACCATTGGCATCCAACGTATTCACGTTGTACCCCATCTTCTGCAATTTATCCTGAGCCGTACCAGCACTTCTTTCAAGTGCCTTTAATGTTGTACCTGATTCACCTGCAGTCATTTTCTGCTGCAGCATGCCTAAACCAGTCAACTGCTGAGACATGCTGATACCAGATGCCGCCAAACCAGAACCCATAGCCTCGATGCTTTGTTGCATTTTGCCACCATCAGTCTTGAACGACTGAACGGACTTCGCCAGCTGAGCCGAAAATATATCCCCAAACCGGCTATCCGTCTCACCTCGGAATAATGTTTTTTTGAACGAACCGTATGCTGTCGCAAACAAGCTTGTCATCTGCGAAACGTCCGATTTGGTCGCCTTGGCAGTCAAAGCCGCTGATGACGTCATATTAGCCACACCACGATCCGTCAAGTTACTGATCCCAGACTTTATGTCATACGCAGCCCGCACAAAATCCGCTGCAGTAATATTGGCGTACTTGCTGGAAATATCAAATCCTTTCTGAGCCACAACACCTGTGTTCTTGACCCCAACAGATGAAAGCTCACCACGAGCCTTCTCGATATTTCTCATTTCCTGAACCGGTGACGTAAATATATTCCTAACAGCACCACCAACCCGCATTGCGCCATAGCCGACAATCGTCATATTAGCACTGCGCTGCATTGCCTTATCATACTTGCTTTGCGCGTGTTTAAGTTCAGATGAGTACTTCGCCATCTTTTTCATACGATCACTGGTTTCAGCAAGCTTTCGCTGTATCAGATCCTGGCTGCGAGCAAAGTTTCTCCCCTCATATCCAGCATCACGTAGCGACTGCCGAACTTCAGTCAAACGCTGCTTTTGATCACGATGCTTATCATTCAATCGTGCAAGTTTTTTTTCCTGTGCTTCATATTCTTTCAAAAGCTTTTTATTAGGCTTTTCTTGAGCCTTGATCTCACGTCCAAGATTAATCAAGCCCTTGCGGGTGACATCAACCTCACTTGCCGTCTTGCCAAGCTGTTTTTCCAGCTTCTGAAAATTGGAAATGTTTTTTGAGGACTTTTTAAGGCGATCCATCTCTGTAATACCACGAGACAGTGCTTTGGTAAGACGGTCGGATTGCTTAACTATCTTCTCTGCCGGGCCTGAGTATTCATCAATCCCGCGAATCGGTATACTGATATTTTGATTCTGCATTGTTAAATCTCAAACCTTAAATCACCCCTGCTGACTGCAAGAGTGAGAATTGTAAAATCAAATGAGAGCGTGAAAACTCAACAAATCGTCTATCGACATTTGACGCATCTCACTTGGCTGCCAGTGATAAGCTTTCGCCAGGTCAGCCATGATGCGGTGAATGGTTTCCACTTTTACGCCAAAAAACCTTGAAGAATCTCTCCAAAATCCAAGAAATCCTTACCATCCATTGAGCCAATCACATCCGGTGGCAAGTCTGTAAGCTGACAGATCATCACCTTTGTTCTGTTCATGTGACCTTCATGCTCATCCATCGCAATCAGGTCATTGGCTAATGGTCGGCGATACTTGAGTTCTTTCAACTCAGTAGCACCATCCATAATCGGGCGTGATAGTTTGAATACTTCGCTCACTTATCACCTCCGCCTGTCTTTGCAGCTGGTTTTTTATCCGCTGCTTTTTTAATAAAACCGCCGGCAACCGGGTTGGCTGCCTGACGATCATTCAACCCGATGATGTCGCCTTTCTTACCAAGCCAACATCCTTTCAAAACTTCATACTGATTCATGACGACTCCTACAATCCAAGCTGTGCTTTAACTTCGGCTAGAATATCAGTCGTGCCGAACTTCAGTTCACCGATAGAAATATCGAATGCCGCGGCTGGAACACCATCAATCGACTTCACAAACTTCTCAACCGTGACATAGTATTTTTTGTTTACTACATCGCCAGCCTTGATGGTTTGAGCGTCTTCACTATTGATGCTGCCATACATAGCCCACTCAACGGCAATCTTCTTGCCGCGCTCATCAACGGATGCGCGAGCGGTCATCACCACATCACGACCGATAATCGCACGCGCCGCTTCGATATTCACATCATTTCGGCTCAAGGTGAAGTCAGACATCACTTTTTCATAGCCAGTGGTCATCTCAGTTGGTGCGATGCGTCCACCTCGGTAGTCATTAGTAGTGGCTTTGATGACTGGCTCAGTAAACTCAACCAGTGAACCAACGTACCCAAAGCCATTCACCGTCAGACTTAATCCAACGTAGGACTGTTCTCTATCTGTACTCATTTCAAATCTCCTTCAAGCCTGAGTATTAAGCCGCTTTCGGCAAAATTGCATTGTAGTAATCACTGACTTGAACAGCAGTCAACCCAATCTGTTCAGCTGGTGCCGGTGCGGTATAGTCGTATTTGAATGCAACCTTACCAAGTGTGAGCTGGTCAGCAGTGCTCAACTCGGTATCAACCCAGCATTCACCACCAATCAAAGCACCTTCTTTTACCAGATGGCGAATGTAGTTATTGACGCTTTTCACCACATCATCCAAGAAAGTGGCATTGATAGGTCTGTCAACAGCCCATTTCATACCTTCCTGAATAGAGTCGGCAATTAAGTCACCAACTCGTACAACCGGTTCAAATAGGTTTTTGGTATCTGTAACATCAGTCGTGCGTGATCCCCACATACGCCAACCGCCATCACGGATAATGGTTGTCACGCTATTCTGGTTCAAAAGGTTAGCGCGAGATGTCGGGTCACCCATTTTGAAATCAACTGGGCGAGTTGTACCGATAATGCCATTGACAGTCTGGTTGGACAGCGACCACCAGAATCCTTTTTCATAATCCAACTTCGCACGTAAACCAGCCGCAACCGATGAACCAGGGCGCGTGACATTTGATGCGGAAATCGTATCGAAAGCAGTTACCCAAGGGTCAATCACCATGGCACGCTTGGCGCCGAAGTTCTGCACGTATGCCTGTGCATCTGCATCATTTGTATTTGGACCGTCAAGGTAGGCGAATGCTCGCATACGGTCAGCGATAGCAATCATCTCTGTTGCCACGGCCTGCACATTTGAAAATCCAGGTGCAATCAGGATTCGTGGCTCAAAGCCAACAACTGACTGCGCACCAAGCCAAGCTTGCATTCCTGTATAAGCACCGGTTGTCGCATCAACGCTACCAATAACATTCGCCTGCGTTACTGCAGGGTCTACATCATCGGTCACACGAACCACAACAACAACAGCACCACCCTGATCCAGAATGGCATCCAATGCTTGCGGCAATGTACCTGTACTGCCAAGCAATGCAGCTTTAACACGTGAGCCAGCAATGATTGTCGGTGTGTTTAATGGGAAATCAGTATCAAGCGCATCTGGCGCAGTACCGACAATACCGATGACAGCAGATGCCACCGTTTGAATTGGGCGTGTGCCGTCGCTTGATTCTACGACTCGCACACCATGCACATAAGTTTCAGCCATGGCTATATCCTTTCAGGTTTACAGCAAAAAAAATATTTTCAGACTGAAGTTTAAAAAGGCTAGACTGGTGTTACCTGTGGAAGACTGAGTTATAAAATGAATAAAAAGGATTAATAATGAAAAGTGAAGAATGGACAGATTGGTATTTAACTGAGAGTGGATGGCATAAAGGTTCACATAAAATAGACCTTCATAACGAAGTTTCAGTCAATGAACCGAGTGATTGGGTTTATGCTGGAAGATACCTTGAGTTACAGAGAGGAATGAGCTTGCAAAAGGTTGTGATGGAACAACGCTATGCTGAAGGCCATTCAAAAGAAACTGTAGCTGACCTTATTGAGGAATTTGGTGACGTACCACACAGTCTTTAATAATCCCATAAACCCTCACCGCATAAAACATGGCGTTTACGCGCCATGATTCAATTCCCAATTCAACTAGGCAATCACGGAATCGGTGATCGCATGTCTTTCGGTCTATGCCTTCCGTCAAATAGTAATCATGCACCAGCGTTGCTTTCAGGTAGCGACCGATTGTTGGAAAGATCGGCCATAAAATGCGTGGAACTGTGGCACCGTCTGAAATAAACCCAACCGGAACAATATGTCCGGCACACTCAACAGTATTCAAAAGCTTGTAATAAGGTTTATGCCACCAACTAAGTGGCAGCATAATTTCGACATGAATACCGCTATCAAGCAGGCAAGGTGTAGATTGGGTTGATGGCATTGATTGCATCCAAGCTGCCATTACCACCATTATAGGCAATGGTTAGTTCATCCTGATACTTCTGACGCTGGCCAGCGACCGATGCTGACAATGCAGTGAATGCATCTGCCTTGGCAACTACCTTGGCAGCTAGATCAGCAACCATCAAACCACGCTCAGTTGCGATTGGTGTTAAAACTGGTGTGACAATGGTATTGTCGGCAATGTAGGCTCTGGCTTCAGCTTCTTGTTTAGCAAACGTCAGCATCTCAAATGATGGGTATGACGGCATGTTTGCATCAATGAACTTTTGTGCTTCATCATTGATTTGTTTTGACTTGGCAGCATTAGCATCACCCAATGATGGTGGTGGAAGATCAACCCAAATTGGGCGGCCATTTGCATCTGCTCCAAGCTGTTTTCCTTGAGGCGACTGCTTGCCATGATAGGTTGAAACTTCAGCATCCGTCATTTTAATGGCGTCTGATGGCCAACTGTTAAACTGTTCATAATCTGATTTTAAAGCATCATCAAAAAAAGCATTTTTAGTGGCACTATAATGAATCGTCACAAGTATCTCCTAATAACCTATTGCAAACCATTTAACATCTTCCGGTGCATAACCGTTTCTCATGTTTATGCTACATCCCGATGTGGTTTGATTGAAAACAACTGCATTCGCCTCTGAACTAACCGTTGTATTGGATGTATATTGAATTGGGAATACGCCAATAACAGCATTTGGAAATGTTGTTGGGAAAGTTAAGTTATAGGTTTCATTAGTGGTAGAAACACTATAGCTACCCGCTTGAAGAATGAAGCCACCTAGAAGTTTTTGCCAGCCATTAACTGATAAAAGTGCTGGTGAATTTAGTGTATTAAAAACCTCTGTCCAGGAACTCCACACACCTGACGTAGCGGCCCTATGAAACAATCTGTTCGATACTGTTTGGTAAACTTGTCTTGCACTCCCTCCAACATCGTTTGGGCTATATTCAAGCCAACCGTACTCAGCTACAGGGATATTTGCAGCCAAGTTACTCATGAAATAGGTTGCAGACACATCAATCAAATTTGCATCTGTTGATGTAACAGACATTGATTTTGTCCCTTTTCCAAAATCACCTGTTTTCATAAGTCTATCTTGCGTTGAATCATAATTGTATGCTGTCTTATCAGTATAGGCCCCACCCTTTAAAGCAGTCTTATCCTCTTTACCAGCTAGGGCATTTGCCATGGTAGTAGCAAAGTTTGGGTCATCCCCCAAAGCAGCAGCCAATTCATTCAATGTATCAAGCGTACCAGGTGCAGCAGCTACCAAAGCATCAATAACAGCTTTGACCTTTAATGCTGTCATGATCTTTGCATCATCTGTTCCAGCAAGAGCTTCTGCCTGTGATGCAAGTGAAGCGATACCAGATTCTGCTTCAGTTGCTTGGCCTGTTTTAGCTTCTAGCTGTGCTTTTAGATATTCAGTCCGGTCAGCAAGGTCTTGAATAGGCAAGTTATCCGGGCAATCTGGCCCACCTGTTAAAACTGCATTGGCCTCAAAATATCTAACACCAGCTGCCCACTGTTGTACTACTGGCAATGTACCACTCATAATTTATTCTCCTTTAAGCAATTCCGCGTGTATAACTACCATCTCTCACTGCATAGCCATTTCTAATCAATGCAGCAGAAGAAAAATCAAACCCCCATAGCTCACATCTAACAGGAGCAGACTTTGACAATAATTCTCTGGCGATATTGGCTTGTGATGTCGTTATCAAATAGTCGGTAACAACTTTATAAACACTCCATCCTTCGGTCTCTGATCTGATCGCAAAACCATCGCGCTTCATAGAACCATCGCGCTTCCATCCGTTTTGACCTTCAATGATTTGATTGCTACCAAAACCTGCTTTAGACAGTGCCAACTTCACGGCTGCTACCGTTCCTTTTTGCTGATATTCTGGTATTGATTCTTTAATCACATCGCGCTTTATTTGTTCTGGCCATGTATCATCCCAAACTTCAACTGCCAAACTGAATGCCAGATAACCAAGCAAGTCAGTTGGGCAGGTATCAGGGTTCCACATATCTGCAATCAGATTTGGAATCGGTCTATTGATTACCTGTTCAAGCGCCAACTCAAGCGGCGTGCTATTGGATGGCAGGATTGACTCGATATCAGACACCGGTGCCACCTATCGTCACAGCGATTGATGAACAATAAGGCGCTTGCTGTTGTGTGCAAGTCACCTCGTTGAACCCTGCTAGAGAAACATCTTGAACACCTGATAGATTCAGTGCTGCATGTACTGCAGGCAAGGTGATGCTATAACCTATCTTGTGCTTGTCATCGACAAACTTTGCGATTGAAGCATTCACTGCATCCAATATCGCTTGGCTTGATATGCCGGGATAAATCGTCAAGGTCGCATCAATCGTATAAGTCAAAATTTCTGCCGACTGCACTTGTGGAGTATCTGATAATGGACGAATAGTATCAGGATCAAGATAAGCCTGAACTGTATCAATCAATGCTTGATCTGCTGTGCCATCACCCACATTACTCAGAATGGTAACTGTCACAACACCAGCACCGCCGGCAACTGCACTGACATCTTTTACGGAACCTGATGCCGTTTTTGCATGGTAGCGATAACTACCAGCGGAACCGGCTGTCGTCAGTTGGTTATATGAAAGCTGCATGCGTTCGCGATAAGGTTCATCATCTTCCATTATGGCAGCTGTCGGTGGTGTGGTAGTCGTATCTTCTGGTGTAATCGTCAGGCGTGGGGTATCAATCCAAGGCAAAGCACCAAGTGCATCAAGATTGGTTCCTTTTGCATAAGCCAGCATAATTTGCGTTGCTTTCTCATTATGAGATTGTCTGACTTGCAATTCACGCAAGGCAGCTGTTTCAAGTTCCTTTGTCATCGGATCATGCGGCTCACCGGAATAGGTGATGCCGATAGCTGCCAGGCGAGTCGTTAAGTCGGCCTTCATCTCTGCCAGAATGGTTTCATAGTCAAGCGTTTCAATCACCGCTGGTGCTGGTAGCTTGCTTAAATCAATATTCATCTTGAAACCTCAATTCCGCTTAATGTTTTTGCAATGCCGCTTTGCTCGATAACCACATCAAAATTCACTTTTCCGGCAACGGTTATCGGGTTGATAACAATCTTTTTAACATTTAAATCAGAAAACCCATTGGCATCACTATTCAAGGCATCGACTACTGCTACCTTCATTTCAAAAAGATTGGCAGTATTGCTGGGTGCATCAATCAAGTCAGGGATGCGAGAACCTTTATCACGTCGCATTGGGTGCGTACCCAAGCGCATAGAAAGACAGCTTTGAATTCTATCTTTCAAATAGGCTTCATCTGAAATCACCTTTCCGGTTGTTCTATCCATGCCGATCATAATGGTGTACTCGTTGTTCCACCCTGCGAATCAACATGGTGGTGGTTTGTTAGGCTAATGCCATTTGCCACCAAGTCACCGTCCGTAACATCCATACCACCAGTACAAGGCACTGCACCACCTCCTGATGCTGCAGCCAAACTTCCAACACCGCAAACACCAGCAACAGAAAGATTTCCGCCAATAGAACCATTGCCTGTAACATCAATCTTGCCACCAATACTGGTATCGCCTGAAACGGATAGGTCACCTTGAATATCCATATTGCCATTCAGGGTCATGTCGCCATCAAATGTAATGCCGCCACTGCTATCTAAATGTGTTTTACCGCCGGCAGGTAAAGTCGCTTTTAGTGAATGGGTTTCCTGATCGTATTCAATCACCGCACCATCGTCATATTTTGTTCGGTCAATCTTGTCGCTTTGCGAGACGGCCTTGGCATCTTTTGAGTTGATTGCCCCTAAAATAACGCCCTCGTAAATACCAGCCATCAAAACTGAAACTTGCGTGCCGATAGACAATGGAGAATTCTTTCGTGATGTACCGGCAGAAATGGTCAAAGCAGTCATCCAAGGAGAAAGCTCACCCGTGCTCATACGCACGCGATACATCAGCACATCACCGCTGAAATCCTGTTTTTCGATTTTTCCGTACTCAATCATCGTCAATCCTATGGCGTCAATGTCGTAGTATCACCATCAGTAGATGTGAAGGTGATTTCGGTTACCGGAACACCGCTGAAATCAAATTCCGCATCGCCAACATAAAGAACCTGGTTAAATGTCACCACAAAACTTTCAAACCCATCTTTTCCCGGCTTGAACTCACCAGGTAATGCTTGGATGTTATAAGGTGCTTCACAATCATCTGGCAGCTCGAAGTATTCATCCTTGAGCATATTAATCACCATCGTTGCAAAGCTTCTGACCTGTAGCTCGACATTTGTGGTTTTTGCACTCAAAACACAATGCAAAGCCACGTTCAAGTTCACAGGCGTTTTGCCATTGCTGATGCGCTGGCCAAAATCCATTTGCTCTACTTCATAAAGCAAAGCCGGGGTATTTAGCTTTTCACCAATGCGATAAGCCGCCACCGTTTTCAAACTCGGAAACGTGGCCTCAATAACGGCTTTTATATTGTCGTGGTAAGTGATGATGTCGCTCATATAGCTAGTTTATGCAACCAAAAAAGCGTTATCCTGTGGTAAAGTGTCTAAATGATGATATGAAAGGAATCGGCATGACAGAGCATGACAAGCCTTCAAGCGAAATAGTTGCAGACTATATGGTTTATTTTGGAACGACATTCAGAATGATATTTTTCTGGATCTGTTCATTGATGATTGCACTCATTGGCTTAGTAATGCTTGCCGGAGATCACTGGATCAGAGCAACCATTGTTTTTATTTCTGCACTGATCATCAATCCGGAAGTCATTAGGCCATATTATCGTGAGATGATTAAAAAAGGAAAAGACCCGATAACAGCAGGCAAACTATTCGCCATTTCATTTTCGATGACCGTTCTTGCCATTTCAGTCTGAGCATCGACCAGGCCTGATGTCAGCTTTTCAGCTTACTCAGCTCAAAACGAATCTCATGCAGTAACAACTCTTTAAACCGTGCATTGGCTCTGTTCTGCAGACGATAGATCGCCTCTTTTACATCGTCATTAATGGCGATACTAACCTTTTCTAACTTCTCTTTCCCTGCACTGTTGTATTGACCAGGCAAACGTCGAAAGACCTTCATACCGTTTCTACTGCCGCCAGATTTAGAATCAGCGATAAATGCGCCATCAAATGTTTGGCCACCCGCTCTGGCACCAGCCCATTGTCTTTTCCATCTTGGGTTTTGAAGATGATGCGCTGCTATCGGGTTGGTTCCAATCCAAACCTTATTGATACCGCTGGAATCACGCATATTCAGCTTGATACGATACTTCTTGAAACTGCTGATCTTCATGCCAATAAGTCTTACCGCTTGTCTGGCAATATGCGTTTGAAGCCATCGAGCCATTTTTTTACTTGCTCGGTTAATCGCTTTCTGCAGCCCATGATTTGATAGATCGCGCAATAAACTGACATGCGCTCCTATATCTCCACTAGTTGCGTCCAGCTTCAAATCAATCATAGCCAGGTATCTCCGGCGGCAGGAAGCTTGTCTGCATCATTCGGCTCTTTAACACCGATTCGCTGCAAACCGTTGTATTGGTCCTTTGAGGTGAATGGCACCACCTCATAGTCAGTACCGGATATGGTAACGATATCGCCTATCAAATTTGCATCTGATGGCAGGATAAAGATTTCTTCAAGAATAAAATCTGTCTTGATACCACCAAGGTTGGAATCTAATCGTTCACGTCGAACCAGTGCAGTGATTTCATTTGTTCCAGACTGAATCAGTTCACCACTCTTATCCAGAATGGTTTTAGCAGCTTTTGTTTTGGCAGCTTCAAACATGGCTTGTTTCCGTCAAGTTAAATCAAAAAAGCCCACTCATGGAATGGGCTTCTGTAATCAACTCAAAACATCAATTAAGCTGTTTTGATTTTGGTTACTGCAGATGGGCGAGTACATAGTGATAAAGTGTTAGATTGAACTTCAATATCAATCCCTTTATCAAACTTCATACGCTCAGTCTTGGCATAGTATGGAAGCCCTTTTGTATTGACGGTTTCCATGTAGTCAGCTGGCCCAAAGCGCGTGATAAACATGTCAGGAACACCGACTGGATAAAGATAAGCCTCACCGCTTGCGATAAATGCCTTTCCATCGACAATAGCATCATAAGGTTCCCAGAATACGCCAGCGTACATGAATCCGTCTTGCATATCAGAACGAAGACCTTCACCATTCATCCAACGATCATAAGCAGCTTTTACCTCGACATTTTCAATCATAGAGTTGAAGAAGTCAGGAGCACACTTTGCACGCCACTGTGAAACAACAACACCGCCAAGCTTTTTGCTTGCAGCTGTTTTTGCTTCATTTACCAACTGGCGAATTTTAGTACCGTCAGTTTGAACTGCAATCGTTTTTGTTGGTTGACTGACGCCAAATCGAGAGTAGATATCTTCAAGAACGGTTGTCCCATCAGCATCCAAAATCTTACCTTTGATAGCACCCATACGCTGCCATTCCAGTGTAGCGTCATTGTTACGCTTCAGTTCAAGCAGCTTGGTATTGACCACGCCCATTACAGACTCAACTTCGCTTTCAGAACCAAATGAACGGATATTCTGAATAGAGTCTGCAAGAATTGAATCTGGTTGAGGTAAATGGACCAAATTGAATGGAACCATATTGCGCTTGTTGTTAGAGCTTGTTTGACCAGTCTGACCGCGCTCTTTTGCAGTGACCAGTTTTAAGTTGTCACCTTTCTTTTCAACCTGAATGGTTGTAGTGGTAACACCATCTTCTTCAAATAGACCTTCATCACCAAGCTTGGTTGGCAGTTGGTCCATTTCATTGACTGATGCAGTTAGGCTAAGAACCGAAAATGCATCGTTATTAAAAACATCTAATGTTGGCATGACTTTCTCCCTTTGGGTTAGATTTTTTTAGCGAACAACTGACTATTGCTAGCGAATGAATAAATTCAAAGCTGCGAAATCGTCTTTCACTGCCTGAGTTGTATCGGTTAGAACCAATTCTTTTAACTCAGCCAAGCGAACGATTGCTACTGCATTCACATCAGCAGCAGTCGCATCAACTTTGTCATAAAGAACGGCGGCTGCAGTTTCTGAACCATCAGTCGCATTTACGTCATAAGGCGTGTATTTTCCGCTAGCTGTAATCTTTCCAAGCACTTGACCTGGATAAAGAATATCAGCTTGCCCAGTTACAACAGTGATGACTTCACGGGAGATATGACCATTCCCCTCGCTTAAAATGAACTCACCAGCATGATTCTTTTCAGTTAACATGGGTTATCTCCCTTTTTTTCGTTTAGCATAGATATTGTTCGCATTCGGCGCTTTCGGTTGTGAAACTTGCTGAACTGCTACCGGTGCAGCGGTGATGATTTCCGTTTCTCCTGCGGTACTCGCTTCAAACAAGTCTTTTCTTACTTGATCGACCGATGTTCCAGCAGAGATGTAATCACCAGCAGCTTCCGGTATGCCTGCCGCTGCACAAATGGCTCTGATTTCAGCATCTGTTTTTACTTTGGCATCAACCTTGTTGTCTTCAGGAGCCGATTCAGTTTGCGCAACATTAGCCGGTTCGCTTTCTGCGTTGAGTGTATTGTTACCAACTACACTTGCGCCTACCTGTGGTAGATTGTTTGCGGTGGCTGCAATGCCTGCTTCTTCTTCCGAATCTGCTTCCGAATCCGTTGATTCTTCATCGCCAGGTACGGCATCAAATTCTTCAGCCTGTGCATTTGCCTGAATTTCTCCAAGTGCTTCATTGTCATCTGATGCTTGCGCTGACATATCAGCACTGTCATCAACATTTCCAGAATCTGATACCAGGTTTCCAATCACTTCGCTAAAAGTACCCAGCTTATCTGCTAATCCAACGGCAATACCGGTATCACCATAGAAGCAACCTGCCTGTGTATCACGTACCTTTTGTTCATCCATGTTTCGGTTACGGGCGACAGTCGCAACGAAGATGTCATACAAACGGTCAATCTCGGTTTGCATATCAGTACGTGCCTGATCTGAAAGCGGCTCATGTGGATTTCCGGCGACTTTCTTATCACCGGCATAGATGAACTCAACCTTAACGCCGATCTTCTTATCAAATTCGCTTTGGTCGATGTGATAGGTCACCACACCGATCGAGCCAATACCACTGGTACGGCTGACATAGATTTCATCACATGCAGAAGCGATGGCATACATTGCTGAATAAGCCATGTCATCGACAATGGCGATAATCTTTTTCTGACCACGTGAATTGAAGATATGGTCTGAAAGGTCCATCACACCAGAAGCGGAGCCACCGGGTGAATCACAACGCAGCACAATGGTTTTGATATTGTCATCTGCCATCAGTTCATCAAAATCTTCTTTGATATCCTGATAAGCTGCTGGACCATTTGAACAGAATCCACGAATAGGACGGTTTACCATCGGCCCTGAAATATCGATGACACCGATATTTTCATGCTTGATGACTTCATCTTGTGCATCGCCATTATCATTCGCCACCGGCGCATCCAGATAACCGCGAATGCTGTTGGCCCCAAACTCTGCATGAACCAATAAAGGCTTACCGATTGCATGCTTGTAAACCTCACCAACCAGACTATGGGTTGATGGAGATTTTGAAAAGACTTTTGCAATAGCCGTCATGACTTTTGATTTTTGCATTTCATTCTCCTTATTGACTCAATCCGAGTCTTTTTTCTCGTTTCATATCTTCTGCTCGTTGATCATCAACATCCTCAACATCACGACCACGTGAAGCAACAAGATGCTGTCTGCTATCCAGTCCGCCATCTTTCGCCTTGAGAATTGCATTGACATCTTGCAGTGGGTTGATGTATTCCCAAGCTTGCGGAATATAGTCAACACGAAGATAAAGGTGACGATTAACATCAAAGTCAGCAGGGGCTGGAACCTTGCCACTCAAAACCGCCATATCGACGAATGCATGCCACATTCCAAGACAAACTTGGTTTATGGTCCAAAGCGATTGGTCTTGCTGAATCACTCGACGATACTGGTTCATGATTGCGCGCCAGATTCGATCATTGATGTCTTTATAGTCACCAGAAACCAATTCATAAGGCACTCCGATACCGGCAGCAATGCCAAGCAACTGTTGGCGTGTGAATTCCTGATAACCATTTCCAGTGGCATCACCATCAAATAGGTTGATGTTTTCACCAGGTAATAAAGATGGGAAGCTTCCTGGTTCTGCATCGATGTAACTTTGCCCAGCTTCTTCTTCACTGACTGGGTCACCGGTAATGGGGTCATACTTCCATTGCCCGGAATCTTCATCCGGGAAATTCTTTTCAATCACCCCGGTATAATTCGCACGGGTTTTCTTGCGCTCGATTTCGGAATCTTCGTATTGGTCATAGTGATACGCCTTGACCAGCCCTTGAATGGTTTGCGGCTCACCACGAATCTGACCCGGGCGACTTGGAATGAAATGGTGCTGAATCTGGTCAGCTGGAATGCGTACCAGATTATTCAACTCAAAACTGTTGATTCTATCTGCCGGGTGCCGGCGATACATCCAATAGGCTGCGCGCTTACCGATCTTGTCGAACTCGATACCGGCAATCACTTCATTGCCATTGCTGGCAATCCCGTTATAGTGTGATGGGCAAAAATCCGCTTCCAAAAGTTGAAACTGCAAAGGCACAATCAAACCATCTTTTAGTTTGCGCTTGCGTTGGCGAATAAAGACCTCACCACTCTCACGGCGCGCACGTGCAGAAATCTCCTGCAAGCCGTAAACATTTGCCACACCATCAGCATCTGCCTGATGAAGCCAGTCATTCCACAATTCTCGGATAGCCTTGTTGAAATCCTTATCAGGCGACTTTGGGCGTGGCACGATTCCGGTGCCGATTTCATTGGCTACATCAGCTCGAACGCCATTGTTTATCCAAGGGTTATTTCTTACGGCCGACCGACTTCGGTTTCGGAGGGTATCAATCTCAGACAAGCTAGCCGAGTTTGGACCCAGGTCAGGCGCGCTGTAATTCGACAAGCGGCGACCCGTACTGGACGCCTGGTAAGCCTGCGAGTCAGCCTTAAACACATAGCTGGTCTGCACGTCTGTTTTTGCTTTTACAAATAGCCTCTGCGTCATGTCATACCTCAATACCCTGCTTTATGCTTGATAAGCGTCGGGCGACCACGTTGGACACCCGTCAACTGGTTCACCAGTTTTTTCGCTTTAACCAATTCGTCTTTCAGAAGCTTTGCACTGGCTTGCTGATAAGTGACAGACTCATTATCAAACTTAACCTCAACTGCACGATCCCCCATCAATAAGGCATCGTATGCAGCTTGCAGGTTGTCACGTCTTGTCATGGCTGCGTCTATTTCTGCTTGTGTTGCCATCTACTTAAACCCTTTCTCTTAACAGCGACTTGATATCGCCCATATCTGCGTTAATCTGCTTCCCCATAGCATCGATGTGTTTATTTAGGGTATTGAACTGTCTATCGACATGCTCTTTGTGCTGATTGAAAAACTCTTTGGTAACGAACTCGGCACGAACCCGGTCCATGGTCGGAGCCATTTGAATCTTGACAATTAATTCACGAATATCTTCTGAATGTTCATCAATCTTCAAACCATGCGTTTCAAGACGCTTACTAATCTCTGAATCCGTTTTAGTCGTCTCTTTTTCATTGCGGTCAATGCGATATTTCATCACTGCAAATGTCGCCACTATCCCGAATACCGTGCAGCAAGCACCAATAACCCAAGTTCCAAATTCAATCGGCACCCTACTTACTCCCTGTTTTTTTTCGCATTCATTGCTTGCACGTTTTTGTTGTATTGGATAATCTGCTCACGAATCAGGTTGTATTGCGCCACGCACTTGTTTTTACGAATTTTCACTTCGTCTTGGTTCGCAGCCTGCTTGAGAAAAAACCGTTGGCTTGCCTCAACGAATCGATTGACTCTTTCTTCTGAATATCCGTAGACAATTCCGGCGGCACAGGTGCCAGAGTGCATTTGTTTTTTGTCTTTGGTGGTGTCGTGCTGCAGGCGCTCAGTGCCAATACTGTCAATAGCAGCATCAAGGTTTTCTTGAACATCGAAAATCTCCTTATCTTTTTCATCTCTAAGGTCTTTCAACTGCTTGTTAGTTGATTGGACCAGGTTGTAATTCTTGATGGATAAGTCCGCCAGATTCTTTTGCACATTTAGTCGATATTCAGAATCCTTTGCTGCGCGCTCCGCATTGACTTTATCATTCTGTAAATTTGCCAGCCAATAACCGAATACAAATGCAGATATTGCAATCATCACAAAAGAAATCTGAGTAATGCGCCCCTTGATAATTTGAAAAAAATTCATTTTTTCCAGACCTCAATTAGACCTTTAATTTTTGTAAGGTCCTCACGATTTGCGCCAGTCATATAAATGAGAATTGGCAATGCCAAAAACATATATACAACGACAGAAAGCGAAACGATTGGAAAACCTTTCACATCTGTAAATAGGCAAGCAATGGCATAAGCAATACCAAAAATTAGGCTGATATAAGCCAATGCCCGACGATGCTTCCAAAAAGTTTCAGGAAAGTTGGATTTGGTTGAGTTTTCTTTAGCTGTCTCAGTCATGGCATATTCACCCGATTGGTTACCCAGCCATAAAGGAAGTCTTCATCTTTTTCGCGCTTCTCGGTCAATTCCACATAACGAACACACTGCAAGCTATTTAGAATTTTCAGAAGGACATTTACACCTTTTTGCTGGCGAACGCCTTTATAGATGGTGAGTGCATAGATAGTTTTTGCACCGATTATTCCATCCACTTTTAAGTCAGGGAAGTATCTTTGCTGATCGTTCAATGAGTTCAATGCTCTCTGCAGGAAAATACCAGAAGTACCAACACCCATATTCACGGCAGTGTCGAACAGCTCGAAAGCAATCTTATCGCTCAAAAGGTCAATATTATCCAAGTGAAGCAAGTCCCAATAATCTGACTTATAAATGCTCTTTGCTTGCTGAATGGTTAGCTTGCTAACATCATCAAAACCGTGCATAGATGCCACGGCCTGCGTAATGCCAAACCTTGTCTTACCACCGGAATCGTTTTTATTGTCAGAGTCACCACCTTCAACCTTGATGACTTTCGGGAATGATTGATCAAAACTCATGACTAACCTCAATTATTTAAGGCTAGAATAAAAAAAAGGCGCATGATGCGCCTGTGGGAAGTTGTGAAAATTTTTGAAGCTACTCGTTGACTGGTTCTTTGTAAAAATCTGCCAGGTTGGGTAATGGTTGCCAGTGGGTTACATTGAACCCATCCATCCCGACATCATTACCAGAGTGTCTACTTTGAAATGTATTTGCCTATTCATGAAAAGATGCTGTGATAATTCCCTCGGTTGAAGCGACTAAATATTCTCCATATTTAGGCCATGTACTTTCATCATTATGGTTGAATTTTATCCATTTTGATTTCTCATATTCACGAAGCATTCTTTCCAAAACAACGATATCATGTTCCTGTAAATCAAATACTGTTTTTAATTGAATAGCCATACTTTCAACTGTCATCATTTAGATTCCTCCAACATATTTAAATCTTGTTCTAAAACTTCACACCAAACTTTCCATGGCTCTTCAACCAGTGCAAACTGATGCCATACACCTTCTTTTCCAAGATATACAAGTCTTTCCTTTTGACCTATCCAATTATATTTTTTGGCTTTTTCAAACATCACTTTCCACCCTTTAAAGAAGAAAACAGGCCGCAGTTTTTATCAATGATTATGATGTATGCTTCAATCAGTGATTTATTGCGTTTTTTCAGGCGGTCCAGTTGGCTTTTTGAAATATCGAAGGTGTCGAATATCTCCCGATCGGTCGCACCGATGGCATAAAGTCTGCAAATTCGGTCTTCTTCTTTGATTTTTCGTACTTCACGCAGTGCCGGAAGCTCGATTGACTGGCCACCGATTAATTCACCAAGCCGCATAGCTTTTTGCTTACCAAGCAGAATGGTGATGATGTGCTTGTCAGATGGGTTGGCCGGCACATAAAAAGTTCGGCCCCCGAATCTGGCGCATAGTTCATTTGTAGCGTTAAAGCCAACGGCTTGATTTACTCTTTCGACAACGGATAGGTCATCTTCTACATAGGCTGTTTCTGGCATGGCGCTCTCCTATATTCTCAGCTTGCGTCTTTGACGGATTGGTTTTTTGGTTGGTTGTGATTGTTGCTCAGCGTTGCCTTCTTCTTGAGATGTTTGTTCTACAAACTTTTTGCGGCGTATGGTTGGCATTTCTTTCGCCATGCGGAAGATAGCCAAAGCGCCGATAAAGCAATCCAATGCTTCATTACGTGGTCGAGTCTTGACCCATTGGCGATATTCACGGCCGGCACGCTTTTTGGTTTGCAGTTCTTCAGCTGTCAGCTGGTTGAAATATTCATCATCTAGGCTTGGGTCGTTGTTAAAGTGGATATAACCAGGTGTTGAGTGATAGATCGTTTCGATAATCTCGCCGCTTTCTTCATCGATAACGCGCTCTGTATTTGGTTTTAAGTTTAGGCGCGCGAATAAAAGTGCCTTGCCTTGGTCTGTTCCGATTGGTTCAATTGGCATGCCTTTTTTACGGCGGCGGCGCAGGCGCTGGTTACGCTTTACCTTGTCTTCTACCAGTGGCCGATGCTCACCGCCAACCCCTTTGGTTGGAATGCACCATTTTTTGCCTTTGCAGAAGTCTGTGACCATGGATGTGTTATAACCGGCATCGATACCAGCGACCACGACGTTTTGGTTGGCGAGTTCTTCATCAAGTGAATCCCATACATCTGGCAATGCCGTTTCACCAGGCAGTATGATATGTTGCTGATCCCATGCTTCTTCTGAGTCTTCAAAATCGATGATAGTAAGCTCAAGGCGGTCTTTCTGCACGTCAGTGAACGCGATGCGCGTGGTTGGACGTGGCAATTCTTCCGGGAATGACTCGATACGTGATAGCAATAAAATGGCATCCATACGCTCAGCATCTTCTCGCCATGTTTCGGCAAGATAAGTGTTGGTAAATGCTTTAAGTTTGTTGGTATCGCCTTGGCTGTCCAACCACTTTTGCGCAATGTCTTTCCAAGTCAAACCAAGGCCAAACTTTATATAAAATGAATTCAGGTGATAGCTTCGATGCTTCGTAACGCTTGGGTTATTTGGAATCCAAACCGCTTCATCAAGAAGCTTATTTTTTTGGTGTTCATGGATTTCAGCATCGCAAGATGGACAAACGAAGTATGCGCGATATACAATCTTCTTGCCGCCTTCTTCCTGTTGTTCCTTGTCATCTAGCTTCCATCTGAAGTTTTTGAATGCAAGTGTGTGGCGATGACCGCACTCAGGGCATGCAATGTAACGGTAACGCTGATCACCTGACTCAAACAGGTCTTCAACCAATGAGAAATCTCTCTCGGTTGGTGTCGACGTATAAAGCGACTTGGCGCGTGAAAAGGTCTTTTGACGGTTTTCAATAAGGGTGACGGGATCACCCTCTCCACCGACATCCAGTGGAAAGGCATCGATTTCATCACCATAGGCATAAGGTACGTGCTCGGCACGGAAGCTTTCTGCAGAGTTTGCACCAGATTTGATTAGTCGCATTGGCCCCAATTCAAGCATGTCTTTTCGATTGGATTCATCTCGACTTAGACTGGATGACAAATCATTCAGGCAAGGTGTCTCAGTCAATAAGCGTTTAAGCTTTGGGTTGAATGTTCTGTCTCGAAGCTCAAGCGTCGGCACGACAAAAATCATGTCCATTTGCGCATAGTCGATAACATAGCCGATCCAATTCAAACCGATCTCGGTGCCGGAGATACCGGATGCCTTCATAAATGTAACCGTGCGTACAGGTGAATGAACTGACAAACTGTCCATGATTTCCACGGCATGCGGTGCATTGGCATTGCGCCATGGACCAGGTAAGTTGGTGCCTGTTTTCATGTAACGATTTTTTTCAGCCCATTGACTGACCGACAGCAGCTGGCGCGGTGTGACAGATTGCTTGAAAGTATTGCCAAGCGCTTTGGTATCAAGCTGTTTTTTTACCTGATGGCCAAGGCTCTTGAGCCAGTCGTGCGAGTAGTCACTGAGCAAGTAATGAATTTGCGTTTCATCCTGCTGGCCATCGACGACTTGGCTGAATTCTTTGGTCAGTTTTTTTAACTGACTGGTAACCGCCTTTCGGATCAGGGCTTTAACCGTCTCCGCTTGCTCGGTTTTCATGGATTCTGACAAAGCCAACTCATAAGACTTGCGAGCTTGCTTTGCCTTAATCTTATCTCTTTCGAGTTGTGCTTTTGCCAGGGTTGCCATGGTTTTATCCTTGCATCATCTGTTGTGGGGATTTTGGTGAACCATCTTCATTCAGATGCGCTTGGTTTGCTGTTGGCGCATTTTGTGGTGATGGCGTTTGTTCAGGTTGGTTTTGCTCTGCAAATGCTCTGCCGGGTGATGCCTGTGATGGATCAGAACCAAGTGGCTTGTAGGCTTTTATTTCAGTATTGCCGTTTTTGGTCTGCACATAAATCATCAGCGGTTTATTGTGCAGCACGCTTGAGTCTTCAAATGCGCCAACGTTCAATGCACGGGCAATGGAGGATAAAACACCCTGCGCAATTTGCGCAGCCTTTTGGCTTGGGTTCCAAAGGTTGAGTTGATCCCAAACCTTACGGCCTTTGAATGAACCTTCGATAACTTCCATCTCAAGCTTTAGGTAGTAACCTTGAAGATTATTTGTCTGGTGCGTTGAAGACGCGACGATTTGTGCCTGATAGTAACCGTCTTGCAATGGTTCAAAGCTGACTGGTTGGTGTTGTTGTGGGTCGAATGTACCGCCTAAATTTGCCATGATATTTCTCCTATGACAGTTGTTGAATAAGTTTTTGCACTTCGGACTCAATGCGCTGTTTTTTTTCATATTCGTCCGAAATGTTTGCAATTTGTGGTGTCAGGTTGTCGACAAGATTTTGAATTCCCTGCTTAATTGACTTAGCCAGGCCGCTGATATCTCCGATGACATCCTCAAGCTTTACTCGGTCACCCTCTGAAATGGCTTGATTGAGAAGCATCATCTGGTTTTCACTATCCAGTGTCATTGCTTTCCAATGTGCTCTGTCTTTGCCGATGTCTTCCTCTTTGGCTTCCATATCAGAATAATCATGATCTGTCTGCTCTGATGATGGCTTGGTAATGTTTTTCCCTCTGCTATCAGCATGTTTTTCTTTGAGATCTGTTCTATGCCCGTCTGTTTCTGCAAGTAGCTTGATTGACTCGGAAACCAATACCTTGCCGCGCTCATTCAGAACCAATCGCCCGGCTTTATCCCAGCGAGTGACTGTTGACTTGTTTATACCTTGTTGTCTTGCGAACTCTGCTTTTGAAACGACGTTTGACATATTTTCTCCAACCTATGATGAAAAAAAACTTGAGTGAACTTTTTGCACATCCGCTGCCTGACTTTGAACAGACATGATTTCATAAGCCTGAATTAGTGCATCGTCAACAGCGTTGTGCTTGACCAGCTTTTTTTCATCTGCCTTGTGTGGCATTAACTGGAGAGTTTCTTCGTATGCCTTGAGATAGGTTCTGTGGTCCATTTCTTGACGGAAGTGCCAAGGAACGTCAAGACCAAGCACATCGGCATGATATTTTAATTTTTCCAGGTCGAATGATGGTGACTTTGCATAGACGCGTTCTGGTTTGTAGTGCTCGATGAAATCAAATGCTTCCTTGACCGCAACCAATGGTGCTGTTGTTCCATTCAATTCAGTACGGGCTTCGTCAGATTGATTTGACCACCAGGCAACTGTGTCGTCGCAAATATAAAAACCAAGCTTTGAACTTGCTGCAACATCCAGACGAATATGAAATAAACCATGAATGGTTTTGGCATCAAAAATAACGATGCCAATAGAAGCGATCACGCTATTTTGCTTTAAACCAAGAGTTTCTAAATCGATCATTGCTTGAATCATTTTTTGCCTTTTTTTAATTTTTTAACTTATACCTTACGTATACCCTATTTATACCCTTGCTTATACCCTTGCATCCCCCGCATATACCCTATATACCCAAAAACATATATTTACTCTCGCGCGAGAGAGTATGTTTTTATTTAAACAATTATTAATACATGTGCGCGCGCGTATGTGTGATATAAGGGTATAAAGGGTATATACGCGGCTTCTTAGGGTATAAGTTTGGGTATAAGCTGGGTATAGCAATACCATTATTAGGGTATAAATCTTGTGTTTATGCATACTTTTTGTCGAAGGCATTGCCAAACTCCATGAAGCATTCAGTAAAGAAGTCTTTTTTTGTTTTTGATGATTGATCCCATTCAATGACGTGCTCCCCATGCTCTTTTGCATAGGTCATCAGTTTTTCACTTGGAATGTAGAACTGCGTCCGTTTGTTGTCTTGTTTATTTTTATAGTCAGAAAAGTGGTTTTCCTTTTCTGATCGGATTCCTTCTGAACGGATGCTAGATAGAAACTGACGGCTTGTCCTTGGCCACTTCTCTCCATTTTCCTGGCACCATTTGTGATACACCTTATAAACGAGCCCTGCAGGAGCTGGACAGAATGGCATATCAAGATTTCCGGTCATCCATTCATGCAGAAAAACGTATGGTGTTTCTGCGTTGAGCAAAATCAGATCCTGTTTCGCTCTGGTCATAGGCGGTTTTGACCAGGGTTTGAATTCCCCAATGTCAAAATTAAGCAGATAATTGTGAAGTGCTTTGCTTGCGCCTTTGTCTATTTCTTGCCTGACAAGGTTATAGAACCCTTCTGGCATTGCTTCTGGCGTCCAGATGACAAGATACCGACGATCTCGTTTTTCGAGCACGACAGGATTGGCTTCATTCGATAGGAATACCATATTGAAGAAATTCTTTTCAGGGTAGGCAGCGATCATCTTTTGATTGATCCGTATTCGGTCCCCCGTGATCATGGTCTTGAGTTTATTTTTGACGTGCGTCCTTTCTTGAACAGCGACGATTTCATCGGCAAGCACAAACAATTTCCGATCAACCCAGTCTGAGTTGAACTGATCCTCCATGGTGTCCTGCGTGATGACGGAAAAGTGTTCGCCAAAAATCTCACCATAAGCTTCGAAAAACAAATTTTTACCAGTGCCTTGTGGACCATGAAAAATAAGTGCCGTATCAAGTTTTGCACCTGGATTCTGTATCGGATAAGCAAGCCAAGATAGAACCCATTTGAAAACATCATCTCCGTTTCTTTCAATATCACATAGATAGCCAAGTAATAAGATCAAATGTTCACATTCTTTCGGAACACCAGATTTATTGACCGTGACATTTTTATTTGGCTTTGTCGGCCACCCATTCCATCGATTACAGATGATATTTGAATCCGACTCAGTTGGATCAAAACCTATCTGGTCTCTGTAAACAGCTTTTCCTTGCCATTCAGGGTGTGACTTGACGTCATCCCATCGCACAAACTGTGGAAGAAGGCTTTTAACCTTTTTGTCCTTGACCACTTCCCCGGTCCAGGTATCAAAACAGTTGTCGCCATGAACGTCGTCGACATAAATGAATCGTTTAACAAGATCATTTACCGGCATAATAGAAAGTGCGGTTGGTCGCCTTTCCCCTTCCCCCTTCGATTGCGAAGCCGCGGCTGTTGCACTCGGTAAATTTCCACCTGAAATTTCTTTTGTGATGGCTTCTATTTGTGCGCGAACCAAGTGATGACCGCCTTGCTGGTGCATTGCCAAATCATTAAAGTCTGTCAGCTTTTCACCATTTCGGATATCAATACCATCAATGATGAAATTTGGCACAACGACCATTCCACCGACAGCATTCGCAGTCATTTCAGCATAGTGAATACCGGGGTTCTTTTGATTATGCGGCATGCCACAATGTTGGCATTGTGGGTCAGAAACCAATGTCGGTTTTTTGCATAGCTGGCATTTTTGAATGTAGTCGTCATCTGCACAGATAACGAACTTGGTATTTGGGTGGTATTTTTTGAGTTCTTTCGCCGTTGGCTCAAGATTATTTGCATTGAATGCGACGGCGACAGGTAGCCCAGTTGTCTCATGAATGGTTGCTGCCGTCGCATAGCCTTCAGCGATCAACAACAATTCTCTAGGAGATCCAATCATGTGGAAATGACCGCGCATCCCCAACCCTTTTGGTTCGAATTTCTTCTGTATTTTTTTTGTGCCTTTGATAGCTGAATCTGACCTGATTAACTGAAGACCCCAAATCTTGCCTTTAACATCAGACATCGGGATGGCAATTGTTCCATATCCTTTAGGGTCAAACCGGATTCCATGGGCTTGAACACCTTTTCGTTCAAGATAGTCGCTAGATCCATTTGAAAGATAATTGCTCCAAATGAACTGAGCACGACTTGCCGCCTGCTCAACTTCTCGCTTGCGTTCTTCGGCCGCAATCTTATTTAGTTCACGAATGCGTGCCGACTGTATTTTCTTTTGCTCAGGTGTCAGACTGTATTTCTTGTCAAGCTCAAGTTTTGTTCGGTTGTTATCAGCGCCTTTCCAAACACCGAATGCACCAATGATGTATGTCTTTCCTTCAATAAGGTAACTTGCCAGGTGATACCAGCCGGCTGACTTCTGCTTTGCAGCATCGACATCCCATTGTGAATTGTCTATTCCGCAGCGAACTGGCTTCGCCGTATCAACTTTTAAGTCACTTACTATTAGTCCAGCATCTTTAAGCTGGCTCAAAATATCATTGTAATTTTCAAACATAGGCCATCTTTCTTAGAGTTGCCTTAAAAAAAACCCCATCGCCTAGAGACAAACTACGACCTTTTACACCCGTATTCCGTTCACGACTGTCAGGGTCCCATACTTCTGGTTGCTTCTTATAAGCACATGAACGAACGCGATTTAGTTGCACACCAGCAACGCGCGCGAACATACCAAACAAGGGGACCGGGGAAAAATAAGTAATAGAAAATCGCAAAGGATTAAACCTTTGATCCATGGACGCTTTCTTTCAATCCATGAAGCGAATCAATCGCCTCATTGACCTCTCTCAAAATCGCAGTTCTTTCATCACGAGTCAATCGACCGTCTTCCAGTGCCTCTCCAAGAGTTCTGGAAACATCACCATGCTCAGACTCAACAGCAAGTAATGCCGAGATAATATTCTTCACAGTGCTTGGCTGCTTCTTCTCGATCTTAAATCCAAACATATCAGCCATAACAATCAGCACCTGGTAATCATCAGCGGCAGGCATGAGTCGACAAAGTTCCAATACTGTTAATTGATGGTGCTCGTTATCAGGGTTTACCTTATTGCTCAAAATCTTCTGACTCATACCAATTTTGTCAGCCAGCTTTGCAGCATGACCATAAGGAACAGTCTTATGAATAGCGTTCAGTAATGTGTCCATAGTGTGAAACCTCTGTTAGTTACTCGTTTTTCTAAATTTCGCTTTTATCTAAACTTGTGCCATCAACAACTGAATCAGACCCGAACAACTCAATTGGATAAATATCAGGTCTTATTTCCCAGAGAGGAATTTCAAAATGTTTATGAATTTTCAAAGCAACCTTCGAAGAAACCTTTTGTCTGCCAGCTTTAACATTGCTTGCATAAGAGTCAGAAGATCCTAAGAATCCGGCCAAAGTAGATGTTGGAATATCAATTAATGTTTTCATGAGATAGAAGTTTATCTAAACGATAAACATTAGGCAAGTATAAGTTTATCTTTTTTCTCATTTATTAAAAAGATAAATAAACGGATAATGATTTCAAATTAAGGAATAGCAGCTATGGATATAAGCCAAATAAGATTGAAAAATCTCGAAACTCTGATTGAGGAAAATGGAAGTGCTGCATCCATAGCTGAAAAAATTGGATCAGAACCATCCGTTATCAGCGTAATTCGCAGTGAAAAACATCCAACAAAGAATATGGGCAAAAACATTGCAAGAAGGATTGAAAATGCCTTTGGTCTTCCAGATGGATGGATGGACAAGTACCACTCCACAGAATCGCCATTAGATCCATCAGGAACAGTTCAGTCACCGGCAGCAGAATATCTTGTATCTCAAGATTTATTCGCCCTTTCAAGCCAATCCAAAAAGCAGCTTATCGAAGAAGTAATCAATGCAATTCAAAATAATGCAATAACCGATGAACAAGCCGAAGCCATCAGAAATCTATTACGCTCAATAAAACCAAAAGAGCACGACAATAGGTTCAAAAAGAGTTAAATAATGGAATATCTAACAAACGATTGCTACACCGACTTCCTCACAGTACCAGGCCTTCAAGGTGAAGACTTCACCCACTTGGCAAACCTAAATACACAGAACGGAATGCAAGAATGTTATGTCAAAATATACCCAACAAACGAAGACAGCATGCTCAATGAAATCATTGGTTACTTGTTTGCTAAAGAACTGAATATCCCAGTACCAAAATATGCAGGCCTGGTTGAAATTGAAATTGGAGATGGAAAAGATATAGAGCTTCAAACAATACCACCAAATAGTCAATGGCTATGCAATCAATCTGAAGTCATTGGATGGTGGACCAGCAAAGAAAAATCACCATCACTGCTGGCGCACTTCAGCCTTGATAAATTCAAAGACCTTTCCAGGCGATCACAAATCCTATACAGTAAAAAGCTAACCAAACAACTAACATCAGCACTAGAGTCAGCGTTCAAAAAGAAAAACCTTGGTCCAATTTGCGCATTCGACTTTTTCTTCTCAAATATTGATAGAAATCTTGGAAACATACTTTTTGGAGACTCACTGATCGCTATCGATCACGGTCAAATATTCGGTGGGAAATACTGGGCGCATGATTTCAAACAACTTGCCATGCAAGAACATCCGCACAAAATTAGAGATTTAGTTAAAAATCTGCAATTGAATTTACCCAAAAACGTTATTGATTCAGCATGCTTGAAATATGACGAAATTATCAGTTTAATACAATCTAAACCTGCCAAAGACGTGCTAGAATTTCTTTCCGATTTCTCAGGGCTGCCTCACGAAAAAATATTCAATTCAGTTGATGAATATTTGGAAGTTAGAAGCATGGATGAATCAAAATACAAGAACAAATTTAACAGGCTAATATAGTGTCAAACTTATTCAAAAAAGAATCAGGTGATAACCAACTTATTAGAGGGAAGTGGACTCAAATCCAACTCACTCCAAATATAGTTACCGGTGAAAAAATAAATATTGGCGTCGCCATGCTTGACGAAAATGGCATTGTCCATGCACGTGTAGCTCAAAACCTAGATAGACTCCATTGTTTTTACGATAATGTTGATGTTGAAGATTTCCAAAATAAAATTTCAGTATTCCAAACTTTCATGGATGGTGCTCACGTTGAGCTGCTAGATGAACTTCAAATGTTTGAAAATGTCAGCTTCGCAGAAATGAAACCAACAAAAGGAAACTCATACGAAGAAGTTCTTGACCGCCTATTCAACCAAATGGTTCCGGTAGCGAAACCACAAACAAAAGAACGCAAGAAAAAATTTGAAACCATACGCACGTCAGAACTGCGTGCTAAAGTCTTTTCAGGCATCAAAAAGAATCTTGGTGCAGAGCGTAGCAAACAATACATATACGGCAATAAATGGGAAATAAACATCCCAAATGAAAATGCCACCGTACTGCTTGATCTACCCCTCAGAAACCAAGCCAGCAATCGAGCAGGAACAATCGTTTCAGGATGGTATTCTTCTGATGAAAAAGTAAAAGTAAGCCTATATGAAGCCGTACTTGATATCAGAACAGCAAAAGACTACCTATATGATGAAAAACTTGGTCTGTTTATACTTCGACCAGATGAGGAATCAGGGCTATCACAAAAAACCATCCGGAAAATTGATAGTGCTATCGACCAGCAAGCAGAACTACTCGTCAGGAAAAATGTCGATGTTGAAATTCAAACTCAAACTAATGCACTAATTGATGCTGCAGGAAATTGGATTGCTGCTTAAAAGCTTTTTCGCCATACTTCTTCAGAAATAATCTTCAATCCATAGCCTTCATCACGGTAACCAACGGCTTTTTCAATTTTTCTGCCATAAGAAGTATTAAACCAATCCCTACTTGCTACCGGACCAACTACTAGATAATCCAATTTTTTTGTAATTCCTTTTGATACCTTGCCGCCAAATTTCAATATCAAATCCTGGCATTCTTTTCTTGTACCATACGCTAAAGCCCCGGTAATGCAAAAAACTTTACCGTCAAATTCAACACAGTCAACATCGTCAATCGGCAAAGTCGTTGTCTTTCCTGATGCTGCACCATCATCGGAAAATGCACCGCCAACCGCTTCATACAACACTGACAATATGCTTTCACGTTCTTCACCTGTGATAACTCCATCTTCTAAAGCAGATTTCACCAACCTATTTACTTTACTGATCGGCCAGTGACATATCAGCTCACCATGTGAATCAAGCCACTCATTCAAATAACTCACTTCCATATCAGTCAATTCATCATCAGCAGCTATTCCAGAAAAAACACCCAAGGCACGTCTAAAAGCATCTTTGTCCACATCACCCATATAGACATAATCATCACGATATTCCAATACATCGGAAACAAGCTGAGATAAATCAGCTTTTTCATCGCTGGTGATAATACCATCCTCCAAAATAGAGCTCAGCAAATCCAGCAAATCGAAAACATCAGGATCATTATGCAAATACTTCTGATCTGACAGCCAGTTTTGCAAAAAAACAACCTCACCATTTGTCATAGCTTCATCAGCTTGAATACCCGATAAAATCCCCATCAAGTTTTCAAAAGCTTTATCTACATTTTCACGAAAGTTAAAAGCCATTACAGGCTGACCGTTCACGTCAAGATTCATTGCAAAAAATCTCTTTACTAAATTAATAAACATCATACCAACGACCATAAATAAATAAACTTAATTTTCGCAATGTTTATCTTTTTTATAAATTTTTATTGACATAATATTTATCTTTTAGATAAACTTTAAATAAACAACAACCAGGCCTGGCAAATTTTGGCAACAAACAAGGATCACAAATGAGCAATTTAAACAACATGCTTCTACAGCAATACAAGAAATCAGGGCTAGAAGAAAAAGTCACATTCTGGCGCTTTTCGAAAGTCTTCAAGCACATCGCATGCATCGAGACCATTGCCAAGCCAAGCCAATCAGAGATGGCAGACATCTACGATCACGGCGACAGAATCATGGACCTAATGAGTAGCGCACTATGAGCAAGCCAATCAACTCAGCAACCAAGCAAGCATGGCATGCCATCGTCCAAGAAGCCATTGAAATCGAATACGAACAAAACGATGACTACCTTGGCATGGAAAAAGAAGATGCCATCCAGCTAATAAAACAAGAAATGGCTAACTGGTCATTTGCAAAATTCAACAGATTTGTAGAGGAAAATTTCAATGACACTACTTTCTCACATCAAGCAACTAGCAACATTCTTAATCCTACTGATGCTGTTTGTTGCATCCAGTGCTGACTTAACACCTTTAATGAGATTGATATGAGAACTCTCAAATCAACCATGGCACTCAAGAAAGAAGTCAAACAACTTCAAAAACAACTTGAGCAACAAGAAATTACCATCGCCCTGCTTCGCAATGCAGAGCTTGAGCGATCAACCGAATTCGTCAATCAAATGCAGCTTATTTTTGGGCTTGTTGACTATCTTTTTTATGACGCTGAAGAAATCAGGACCCTAGGTGAAGCACAAAAACGCTGGGAAGAATTCAAACAAACCGTAAACGAATCAGAAAGTGCCGCCAAAGCACTCGAAGTGCTAGATCTTGAAATTGAAATCTCTCATGGCGAAAACCAACAAATCGTCATGAACTCATGGTCTCAAAGTAGACAAATGACATAAGAACGGGAGAACAGCAATGGCAACGTGTAAACCTTGTAATCCAGACCAACTAATGCTTTGTGATGAAATGACTCCGCGTGAACACTTTGCCAGGCTCTACCAAATAATTAAAGAAGCAAATCAACCAAAAACGACCAAAACAGGAAAAACAGTAATGGATGAAATCGACCGCGCTCAAAATCAAGAAATTATGCAAACAACAGCTGCCATCTCAGCAGCCAGACAACAAGGATTCAAGCGAATCGAACACAACGGATTCTGTCATCACTGTGGTGATGATGTCATCGAGCCAAAACTCTTTTGCGACGGCAACTGCGCCAGCAAATGGGAACTAAGAAATAAGCGTCCGTAAGGAAAGACACCCCAGCCGGCGGTGGGGATGTAACACCGGCAGTACAGTCACATGCTCCTTGATAGTTTCCAGATCGAAGTGATGATGTACCGCAAGCCACGCGAGAGTGGCATCCATTAACAAGCGCACTTCCGAGTGCGTTTCTTAATGGAAAAAATGGAGAGATACCATGGAAGCAACAACAGTAAACGACTACCCAAACATTGAAGATGAAGAATGGCGCCTGTTTCAGCAACGCAATCGCACACACCAGCCAAAAGCTGAAAACTGTCTGCGCTGCGTTCACTTTCAAAGAAAGTGTGACCACCTAGACTTTGAGCAAATGCCAGTCATCGAAACACGCGGCAACGAATCAATCGTGCAGTGCATGAACTTTACGGTGAAGCAATGATTTGGTTTATCGCCTGGCTAATTGCCATATTCGCAATAACTGCTTTTATGAAAGGAGCAACACAATGACAACAAAAAAACGAAGACTCACTAAACAAATTAAATCATACATCCTAAGATCTGCACTCAAAGCAGCATATGAACCAAGAGTGGAAGAACTTGGGAAAGTTCTTTTATCAATTGGAAATAGAAAGATAGCAACAGCCTTTAAAAATCAAGGTTATAACCTTGATGCTATCCGAAAATTGGATTCTGATAATCAAGGTTTTTTTGGTACATCAAAAAATATTTTCATTGAAAATGACATAAAAAATAACTCTGTATTCAGTAGGTTTACTCCAACCAACCCAAGTGAAATTGATGTTGCTCTCAAAAATTGTGCTTTAAATGATGAATATCAAGCAATTTCAAAAAAATCATTGCCTACAAAGCGATTTCCAGCGCCATTTTTTATTACATCAAATCAGGAAAAACTAAAAGTATCGCTAAAAGACTCTGAAATTGAAAAAGTTATTTCAGTGATCAACGGCTATAAAAAACTAAAAAAAGACTTAGTAGAGCTTGACGCTAATCTAAATGCACTTCTTTCGTCAGTATCAACAGTTGAATCTTTTTTAGAAAAGTGGCCAGAAGGTTCTGTTCATGTACCAGAAGAACAAGAGAAACCAAAACTTCCTGCCGTAGATTATGGAAAGCTTGTCGGAAATATTGAGTGCTCAATAAGAGGAAATTGTGATGCTTGAATATATTGTACCACTCTTATTCGCAGCTTTAATAGTGCCATTTATTGCCATGAATTTTGAAGATAAAACATTCAGAGTTATGACAGGGCTATCAGGTCTGTTTGCAATGCTGACCGTAATCATCTATTGGTTTGATGACAGAGGATTATTCTGGAATATTTTCTACATCACCGCCTTTGCAAGCATGACTTACCACTCAATCGACAAGTTCATTGAACTTATTGAGCTAGACCAAGATGAATATAAACAAACGGCCAATGTACTTAAAAAATCAATCTTAAGCCTACCATCTGAAAGAAAAAGGCAGCACTATGCGTCCACTATCGCACTCTCATGCCTTTCATTCGTCGCTGCAGGCAGAGAAACAAAAGCATTTCAAATAACCAATGACGATGCGCGCATAAATTTTGAAAGGAATAACAATGTATAAAAGAACAATAAACCACTTTCACTTATTTTGCGGATTGGGTGGTGGTGCCAAAGGTTTCAACATGGGCCAAGCAAAAGTCGGTCAGGTTGAAGCAGAATTCCGCTGTATTGGTGGCATTGACTCCGATGCTGCAGCAATACAAGACTTCAATCAGCTTGCCGGTGCAAAAGGCACTGTCATGGACTTATTCGATGCTTCCCAATACCTTGATTGGCATGGTCATCTTCCACCAGAAGACTGGAAAGAAGCAACACCGGAAGATATTCGCCGAGCTGCTGGCTACGAACGCCCAAATATCGTATTCACCAGCCCACCATGTAAAGGGTTTTCTGGTCTGTTATCACAAACCAAGAGTGGAACAGACAAGTACCAAGCATTAAACCGACTTACCACCCGTGGAATCAAGCTTGCACTTGAGGCATGGCAAGATGATCCGGTTGAGTTCTTCATCCTTGAAAACGTACCACGCATTGCAACACGTGGCCGCTACCTGATAGATGAAATTATTGAACTTCTTGAATCACACGGATATGCCGTTGCCGAAACAACGCATGACTGTGGTGAAATTGGCGGCTTGGCTCAAAGTCGCAAGCGCTTCCTTCTGGTTGCACGTCATCAAGAAAAAATCCCGCCATTCCTTTATGAGCCAGAAACAAAGTCACTCAAAAAAGTCGGTGACATTCTTGAAAACCTTCCAATGCCAGGAGATGAAAGTGCCGGGCCTATGCACCGCATTCCAAACCTACAATGGAAAACATGGGTGCGCCTTGCATTTGTTGAAGCCGGTAAGGATTGGCGTTCACTCCAAAACCTAAACGTACAGAATGGGTTTTTAACCGACTTTGGCATCATGCCGAACGAGCAATATCACAACTCCGTATATGGCGTTAAAAAGTGGGAAGAACCAACAGGAACAGTTGCTGTACGGTCAACACCAAGCAATGGTGCCTATTCAGTTGCAGATCCACGATGGGCCGGTACCCATAAATTCGGTCAGCTTGGCGTCAGAAACTTTAATGAAACCAGTGGCGCCGTCAGCGGTCAATCTGCAGTTGGTGGTGGACGCTATGCCATAGCTGATCCACGCATCAATGGTGAACGTCATAAAAACGTATTCAAAGTTGTTCAAATGAAAGGACACTCACCGACTGTAACATCCGGTACTGGACCAACAGCAGGTGGATTGACGATTGCAGACCCAAGAATGCCAGATACCAACAAAAACCGTCACAATGGATTCTATCGCGTTGTTGACTTCAATGGACAGGCTCACACCGTAACAGGTGCAAAGCACGTTGCCGGCACTGCTATGTCTGTTGCTGACCCTAGAGGTGGAAAGTTTGGCGGAAAATACTCAGTAACAGATTTTGACAAGCATGCCAAAACCGTTATTTCTGGAAGCACTACCGGACAAGGCGCATTTGCTGTAGCTGACCCACGACCAGGACTTGGAAAAGATGGAAATCGTGAACATTACCAAACCGCCGGTCATTATGGTGTCCGACCATGGGATTCACACTCCTATGCAGTACCAGGTAAAGCAAAACTTGATCGCGGCCACTGGTCCGTCGCCGACCCACGCATCCAAGATGCTGAAAACTCCACACTACCAAGCGAAAAAGATAAAGGTGCGTTCATTATCCAGTCGCTAGACAACACTTGGCACCGCCCATTTACCACGCTAGAACTAGCTGCGCTTCAAGGTCTGGTTGACCCGGAAGAATTTCTGCACCTATTCGGCGGCTCAGACTCTGCATGGCGCGAACGTATTGGCAATGCAGTACCGGCACCAACCGCAGCGGCCATTGCATCCGTAATGGGGCAAACAATCCTACTCGCAGAAGCCGGCGAAACATTCATGCTGAGTGCAATGCCGATATGGGTACAGCCGTTGGTAGTTTCAGCAAGCGTTGAAAATCGAAACTGGGCAACTATTTAAGGAATCACAATGAGAGATTTAAACGAATGGGCGCAAGAAATCCACGCCAATAATGTTGCTGCTGGATGGTGGGAAGATGAACCATGTATCTACACCAAAATGCAGCTTATCTCTACCGAGATCGCAGAAGCAACAGAGGGTGAACGCAAGAACCTAATGGATGACAAACTTGCTCATCGCAAGATGGGTGAGGTCGAACTAGCCGATGCACTAATTCGCACTTTGGATCTTGGTGCTCATTTAAATTTAACTTATAAGAGTTTTTTTACGCCTTATATTTTAGATGATAAGCCTATCGCAGCTAAGCATTTTCAATTAAACGGGTATTTGATTGAGCTAGGATTCAGAATACATAATCACATTGATGAATATATTTCATATGTCTCAAGAATATATTCAGTTCTTATTAATGCCTTGATTATCGTGTCTGAATCGAAAGGATATGATATTGAAAGCGCCATGATCGAGAAGCTTGAATTTAACAAAACTCGACAAGATCACCAGCCAGAGAATCGTGCCAAAGCGCATGGAAAGAAGTTTTGATATGAGCCAAACACTAACCCTACAAAATGGAATGGTCATCGAGCAGGTTAATAGCCCTGCTAAGTTCAAACTGATTTTTTCAGTAGGTATTGAAACCTATGCTGATCAAATATTGGTAGATGAATTAGTTCACACGCTGTGTGATAACGGAATCATGACAAGCCCTGTCCACCTGGTCGCTAATAGAGGCGCATCCTACCCAATATATTTGGACTTCAAAAATATTGGTGAACTCATTTCCTTTATGGAATTTGTTGGAGATACAGAATGATTCAATCTAAAAAACAAACTCATATTGAAATTTCATTGAACCAAGTGGTAGGAATAATTATCGGATGGTGCATTGTGTACTTCCTATTCCCCCTGTTTAACTTCTTGCCTCAAGAACAAGTTGCGACCATATCAACAGCACTGTTCTTCATTGCTAGCTACATGCGAAGCTATATCATCAGGAGATTATTTAACCAAGCAAACGGAGGTGAAACGTGAATATCACACTAAATGCCTGGGCATCAAAAAACTTCGATCCACCACCTAAACAGCATATACTTAGAAGTTGGGTCAAGAGTGCATCAATAAAACCAGAGCCGATAAAAGTCGGCAATACATGGTATGTAGATGCTGAAGCAGAATACGTTCAACCATCGGTATCAGTTGCAGGACTATCCGATGCAGCAAAAAGGGTTTTACAATGTCACCAAAAGCAAGAGAGATCAGCTTAGGTCTACCACCAAATCTTTACGCAAAAAAAGACAAACGTAATGGCAAGGTTTACTATCAATACAAGTCGCCTCTTGATGGAAAATTCTACAGCTTTGGTACAGACAAAAACCAAGCGGTAAATGATGCCGTGGCACTTAACCATAACATCTACGATGCCATTCAAAAAAGCAGAGTTGAAAAACTCAAAAAACCTGCATGCATTCTCTTTCGTGATTTCTGGCAAATCTATTTTGATTCCATGAATGACAGAAAGCTAAAACCAAATACCATCAAAACACGCAAAAGCCAATATGAGGCCTGCTATCCATTCATTGGTAACACGCCACTGAATGAAGTTCGAGTCAAAGACGTAGCTGATATCATCAACCACTACATTGAGCAAGACAAAAGAAGAACGGCCAGCGCCATCAGATCAACATTAAAAGATGCATTCAAAGAAGCAATTCATCAGGGAATCGTTGAAGATAACCCGGCTGAAAAAACCAGAGCGCCAAGCGTACCGGTAAAAAGACAGCGATTCAATCTGGACCAAGTGCTTAAAGTGCTGGAAATAAACAAAGAAACTTGGCTTGAAAACGCAATTCTTCTCGCACTAATTACCGGGCAACGCGTCAGCGATATTGCCAAGATGAAATTTAAAGACTTCGATGGTGAATACCTTTATGTCATCCAGAAAAAGAACCGACAAGGTGCACCAGAAAAACGCTACAAATACCACAAAGACATCAAGCTTGATGCTTTAAGTATGACCCTTGGAGATATCATCAACAAGTGCAGAGATAACGTCATCAGCAAGCACCTTGTCCATCATACCAAAAATGAAGGCCTTGCCAAAAAAGGGACAAGCTGTCATGAACAAACTATCAGTAAAAGATTCACCTGGTTAGTCCGTGAAGTAGTCGATGGGCAAAACTTGCCGACCTTCCATGAACTTCGTTCACTTTCTGCAAGACTATACAAAGCGCAGGGAAATATTTCAGAACAAAAAGTGCTCGGTCATAAGTCAGCAAAATCCACCGAAATTTATACCGATGCACGCGGCTCAGAATGGGTCGCCGTAGAGATGGGAATCACCAAAATTCACTAATCTGATTTGGGGAGGAATTGGGGAAGTTTTGGGGAAGAAATATTTTTTATTTAAAATCAATAAGTTGCGTAATTACGTGTTTATTGCCTAAACAAACAAAAATAACAGAAACTTTATGGCTCATAATGCACTTCTCTTTTACAATAAGCCTTTATTTTAACGTATGCACGCCATTGATCCAAAAACGATTCTTCTTATGCTGAAACCGAAACCTAAATTAATGTCCATCCCTTTTCAGCTTGACTGGGTGCTTTATGAAGACGATGACATTATCGTTGTTAACAAACCGGCCGGACTTCTTTCCGTGCCTGGAAAAGATCTGGACCCAGAAATGAATTTGTTAGCACAAGTTCAAAAACATGTACCAACGGCTCTCATCGTGCATCGTTTAGACATGGATACTTCCGGCATTATGATCTTAGCTAAACATAAAGCCAGCCATCGGCACTTAAGCATTCAATTCCAGGATCGTTTAACAGAAAAAACTTACCAAGCGATCTGCTTCGGAAAACCATCCACATCGCAAGGCCACCTTAATTTGCCCATGCGCTGTGATTGGGAAAACCGGCCGTTACAAATAATCGACTTGAAACAGGGAAAGGCGGCCAGCACTCACTGGAAATTAACGGCACAATACGATAATGCTTTTGAAGTAAATTTAACCCCGGTCACTGGCCGCTCACATCAATTAAGACTCCACATGAAAATGCTTGGTCATCCCATATTAGGAGACAATCTTTACGCGGACCCTCAAAGTTTTGCAGCTTCCAAACGCCTATTACTTCACGCTGCCAGCTTAAAAGTAACCCATCCCGTGACGAAAAAAACAATGCTGTTTGAGCACCCCACTTCCCTTAAAAAGTTTTTAACTGGCACATTTTCTGCTTAA